TACATAGGAAAAGGGGCGAAACTCGGTAAGAACTCCCGGATTTTTCAGAAGGCCTATTTAGGCGCAGGGGCGAAAATCGGCGAAAAAACACCGGAATATGGTCAGGTTTGTAAAGCGGTCAAAGCTGTATCTGGGCCTGTACCGCGGCCTGCTGTGCGATGCCAGGAGGGATCCGGAAAGTCCGTGTTTTCTGGAAGGAATCCACAGACTGGAATATATAGAATATCTTCTGGACTGCATAGAGCGGTGTCCGGAAGAGCTGTATGGAAACAGGGAGGCGGTGAAAAAGCTTGGAGAAATCGAGAGAAGAGTTGCTGGCTGGTATGACCAGGCTGGAGAAATCGGAGCCATTTCCGGATGACATTTTTTACGCCATTTTTGAGATCGATGATAACGTAGAGCGTCAAAAGTACATTGAGGCGCTGCGGAATGCGGCAAGGGAGAAGAAACGCTTCACCGAATTCAACAACATCTTCCGCCAGTACCAGCTGGACTACATGCAGCGCATGAGGCAGGACGGAAACCGGACCAGGTTCACAGGACAGCCGCTGGAGCTGTCGTGTGGAGAATGGACAGCGGACGACCTGGGAGTGAGGACGACGAGGTTTGACAGGAATTTTCAACCAGTACCGGTCCTGGCCTGCAGCCACCCGCTTCTTCCGGTGGAGATCCTGAAAAATGTTGACACGTCAGAAGAGAAGATCACCCTGGCTTATTTTAAGTCGGCCGTATGGCAGACCATAACCGTGGATCGAAGTGTGTGCGCCAATACGAACCGGATTGTAGATGCGTTAAGCCAGTACGGCATTGAGGTGACTTCGGATAATGCAAAGGAACTGGTGCGCTATATCAGCGACTGTATCAGCATGAACCCGGCAAAGCTGGAACCCAGGAGGTCGATCAACCGCCTGGGGTGGTCCGGGAATGATTTCATGCCCTATGCCCAGGACATTGTGTACGATGGCGACAGAGAATATGACGCTGTGTTTCAGAATATTAAGTGCGGGGGCAGTTTTGAAATCTGGAAGGAACACTGCGGTGTGCTGAGAAAAAATAAAATTATACGAATGGCCTTTGCGGCAAGCTTCGGGAGCGTGCTGATTGAAATTCTACGCATTCTGCCGTTTGTGTTCCATATCTGGAGCGGTGAGTCCGGGACGGGGAAGACGGTCGCCGTCATGGCCGGGATGTCCATCTGGGGGAATCCGAAGATGGGAGGGCTTGTCAAGACGATGAATACGACGAAGATCGGGATCATGAGGAGTGCGGCCTTCCTGTATTCGATACCCTTTGCCGGCGACGAACTCCAGACCATGAAGGACAGGTGGACGACGAATTTTGACCAGATGATCTATCAGATCACGGAGGGGATCGACCGTGTGCGGGGCCGTGCGTCCGGAGGGGTGGAAGATACCAAAACCTGGCATAACAGTTTTCTGTTTACGGGGGAGGAGCCGATTACAAAGACGAACAGCCGTGGCGGATCCAAGAACCGTGTAATTGAGATCGAGGTGGACGGCAATCTGATCGAGAACGGCAATCATACCGTATCGGTATTGACGGAAAATTATGGCCATGCGGGAAAGGCTCTGATTGAATATCTGCAGAATTCAGAGCATGACAGTCTGCGGGAAGAATATAAGGCGTATTTTGATGCCATGTGTAAGCTGGATACCACGGAGAAGCAGGCCATGGCCATGTCTTGCATTCTGGTTGCGGACAGGATTCTTACGGAGCAGATTTTTACACATGAAGTGCCTTTATCCATAGGTGATGTGAAACAGTATCTGAAAAGTGCCAATGAAGTAGACGTTGCGGAACGTGCCTATCAGATGGTGCTTAACTGGGTTGCCAAAAATCCGATAAGGTTCCAGAATCCCAATGGCCCGGATGCCATGAATAAGGGGGAAGTCTGGGGAAGGATTGATGTAAATGAGGAACGTCCGGACATTCCGCCGGTGGCAGTGGTGAATAAGGACGTATTGTGCGAATTCCTGGACAAGTGTGGGATGGATTATGCGGCAGTGAGCAAAAAATGGGCTGCTAAAAACCGGCTGATCCGAAACTCACAGGGAAAGTATGTGCACAATACGAAGGTGTATGGGATCAAAGCGAACTATCTCAAAATCAATATGGAGCCGGATGCGGATGAAGAGGGATTCATGGAACTGGATGAGCAGATAGAGCTGCCTTTTACTTAAATTGTCTAACCGAAATGGCAAGGTTAGACAATGGTTAGACTTTTTCGAATCTCGAAACCCTTGAAAAATGGGGCTTTTATATATACGGTCTAACCGTCTAACCAGTCTAACCTAAAAAGAAACGTCTATACGCGCGAGAAAAACGATACCGCCAATTATACACGTAAAAAATGTGATTGTTTGAACGGTTTTTAGGGCAGACGGTCAGACCCAACGTTTTTACTGGGTTTGAAGGGTGTGTTTTGGGAAAATGCGGGGTAGACATTTCCGGGAAATGGTTAGACACGAGAAGATCTGGAGGGATATATGCAGGAAATAGAGTTTTTGAAGAATCTTCTCTTGGATGCAGAGAGAGAGTTGGAGTACATGGAGAATTATAAGGCGGACGTGGAAGCCGCACAGAAGGATAATGCCATATATGCGAGGATGTGGAAGAAGAGAGAACCATCCAAGCAGAGGGTAAGGGATGATATGAGGATGATCCGGAGGATTTCGTTGGAAGTAGAGAGGGGGCTGTGATCGTGAGCAATAAAAGTACGGGGACTGCGTTTGAAAGGGAATTCGCAGGGATACTTGCAGAGAGAGGCTTCTGGGCGCACTGTCTAAGGGATAACGTAAACGGACAGCCGTTTGACTTGATAGCAGTCAGAAATAACAATGCATACGCATTTGACTGCAAGGAATGCCAGGGCAGTGTGTTCCGGCTGAGCAGGATAGAGGAGAACCAGAGCAACGCAATGGCGTTGTGGGCTGAGACGGGAAACCAGTTTTCTTTCTTCGTAATCCGGTTTAAAGACAGAATCTACCTGGTGCAGCACAGGGTGCTGGACATTCTGAAGGGGAAAGGAACGAAGCAGCTGAAAGAAACGGAGACAGCCAGGTACGGGCAGGAGTTGTCACAGTGGCTGAAACTGTATGGAAGGACTGTAAAATGAAGGTTACGATCAGCAATGAGATTTATGTGAAAGAGCCTTCCCGGGAACTGATCCAGTGGGCAAGAGAGAATCTGGTGATCCTCAACCCGGAATTTGCGAAGAGGCAGCGCATGGGATTATGGACCGGGAAGACGGAGAAGCAGTTGTATTTCTTTTATGTGGATGGGGATGTGCTTGCGCTGCCATGCGGGACGGGGAAGCACATCAGGAAGTTCCTGGACAGGGATACGGAGATCCAGCAGGATCTGGCGGAGAACGGGGTTACGGAGTTCCCCGGGGAAGTCCCGCTGTATGGGTACCAGGAAGAAGCGGTTGCTGCAATGAAAAAGGCTGGCTGTGGAATTCTTCAGAGCCCCTGCGGATCCGGCAAGACGCAGATGGGAATCGCCCTTGCTGCGAAGCTGCAGAAAAAGACGTTGTGGCTGACCCATACGGGAGATCTTTTGGGGCAGTCATATGACAGGGCGAAACAGTATTACCCTGAGCGGATTCTTGGAAAGGTTACAGCTGGTAAAGTGCAGATCGGCAGCCATCTTACCTTTGCAACGGTGCAGACGTTATCAAAACTGGATCTGGAAAAATACAAGTATACCTGGGATGTGATTATCGTGGATGAATGTCACAGAGTTTCCGGTTCGCCTGGCAGCATGAAGATGTTTTACCGGGTCATGAGCCGCCTGGCAGCCAGGTATAAGTTTGGGCTGAGTGCCACGGTGCACAGGTCTGACGGACTGATCCGCAGCACGTTTGCAGTTCTTGGGGATGTGCAGTACAAGGTTCCGGATGAGGCGGTAGCGGAGAAGACGATGTCGGTAGAGATTTTGAAGAGAGAGACCGGTATTAAGACGAACAGGTGCTGTCTGGATACGGATGGCACGCTAGTATACAGCAAACTGATTCCTTATCTGACGGAGCATGCCGGCAGGTGCGGGATGATTATAGAGGATCTTAAAAAGAACCGGGAGCATTCAAATCTGATCCTTTCTGACCGGCTGGACCATCTGAGGAGGCTGCGGGATATGCTTCCAGAGGATCTTCAGGGCACCAGCGTGATGATTGATGGGAAGATGACCTCTAAGAAGGCGAGGTATGAACGGATACAGGCCATAGAGGATATGAAGACGGGAAAGAAAAAATTTCTATTTGCTTCGTTCAGCCTGGCAAAAGAGGGGCTGGACATTCCACGGCTTGACAGGTTATACCTTACGACTCCGAAAAAAGATTATGCGGTTGTGACGCAAAGCATTGGACGGATTGCAAGGACGTCTGTCGGGAAGGAGCAGCCTGTGTGTTATGACTATGTGGATGACATCCAGTTCTGTGAAAACCAGTGGAAAAGGCGGCGTACGATTTACCGGAAAGCGGGGTGCGGGAGTATCGATGGATGAGATAAGCAGGGAGATAGAGGAGCGTATCAAGAGGATTTACAATGACTGCTGGTTTATCTATAAGGAGTATCTTGGGAGTCACGATATGGCGCAGTATAACAGGCGGGTGTGTGAATTGAAAGAGAAATACCCTGACGAAGAATTCTTAAAAGATATTTTGTATGGATTTATAAAAAAGATAAACACTTTACACGCCAGATATCTGATGATGAAAGAGGGACGGTTAGGATATAAAGTAGTGGCTGCTACAGGAACGTCTGGTTTATCTTCAGATGACACAAAAATTAGGAATGACATGATTAATTACATATCCAAAAAAGGTAGAGAGGCGAAAAAAGTTGCAGAAGGAGAATGAGGCCATGAGATATACGGAATACCACGAGGGCAAGGCCGTAATCCGGGACAGGGCACTGCGGCCGGAAGCGATGGAGAAGCTGGCAAAATTGGAGGACATGGAGGATGTCCGGGAAAAGATGTGCGATGAGTACTGCCAGTACCCGTGCAAGTGTCCCAACCAGGAAACGCTGGACAATATCTGTTCGGCCTGCGAACTGGCGAAACTGTTTGAGGTGCTAGAAGGAAAGGAGAGGATTTAAAGGATGGAAAGGCAGGATGCGGTAGACGCTGTAAAGGATATGTTTTCGGCATATGAGCATTCATCTGGTTACAAGGACACGTTGATGATGAGAATCATGTTTGACAGAAAGAAGTATGAGCAGAATCTCGATGAAATGTGGCACATATACCTGTCTGGGAACCCGAAGCAGATCACTGAATACCAAAAGGGAGTAGACAATATAAAAAGTGCCGGTCTGAGAGTCCTTCGTAATTCGTCTGGTAAGCATAAGATTCAATTCAAAGAATGAAAGCGATCATGAAGTATCCAGGGATTTAAGTGATTTAGAGAAAGGAGCCAAGCCTTCGGCCGAGGTGACGTGTACACGGGCTTCTTGATAAAAATGAATGAGATACTAATGTTTTTGAATGAAGAGGAACAGGAGACACCATTGCCAGATAAAGATCTGAAAAAATGGAAAGAGAAGAAGAAAGAAGCACGTGACCGTATGGTTGCCATGCAGAGACAGCCTTATGAGGTAAAAAAGAAACGTTCAGAGCTCCGTGCAAATGAATTTGTAGAGCAGATGGACGAAAAAGAAAAAGAGGCTCATGTATCTGTCGGAGGATTGGACAGCATTACATTGCATGTATTCTTGAAATCCATTGGGATTGATGTGCCTGCCATATCGGTATCCGGATTGGAAGATAAGAGCATACAAAAAGTGCATAAGGCTTTAGGAGTAACTGTTTTGAGGTCATATAAGACCAAAGTACAGGTGATTAATGAGATTGGATTTCCTGTGATCAGCAAACGTATTGCGGGGAAAATAGATCTTTTGCAGAATCCTTCAGAAGATAATAAAACTGTTAGACATGCAATCATTACAGGAGAATGCGGCGAACTCGGACATTATGCCAAAAATAGCCGGATGAAATTACCGCAAAAATGGCTGAAACTATTCGGTGGATATGAAAACGAAAATGAGGGTGTCCATTACATGAAGCCCGATTTTAAGGTATCAAATAAATGTTGTTATTGGTTAAAAGAAAAGCCATGTGATGACTGGGCAAGGGAACATAATAGTTATCCATTCCTGGGGATGATGGCATCAGAGGGAGGGCAGCGGGAAGAGGCCCTTACTGACCATGGCTGCAATTATTATGGCAAGACGGTCATGAGGTCGGCACCGTTTGCACCATACTTGAGGAACGATATCCTCACCCTGGCACAGGAGATGGACAAGTGGTATCACGACCACATAAATATATTCGAGCGTCTGTATTATGAGCAACCTTATAGCAGGGATGGAAAAGGGAATGTGATCCCTTATAATCCGGTTAAGAGCATTATACCGGAAATCTATGGGAAGATTGCAGCAGATGAAAATGGGAATTTGGAAACAACCCAGGCGAAGCGGACAGGATGCAGCATGTGCGGTTTTGGGATACACATGGAAGAGCGTCCACATAGATTTGACAAACTTCGGGAACGGAATCCTAAGGAATGGGAGTTTTATATGTACAAGTGTTGTACGGAGCCGGACACTGGAAAGAAATATGGATGGGGAAGAGTTTTGGACTACATCGGTGTGGAGTGGGAAGAGAGGCCGGGAATACAGATTGATCTGGGTGAGTGTTTCCCAGAGGCAATGAGTTAAATCGGGCGTTAGTGGAGGAACGGCAAAATGATTAACTGGAGGTAGGAAATGAAAACGTTAAGATTTGAAGGTTACAGTGATGACACATTCGGGGAATATGGATTAACTGGCGACGATGTAGATAATTGTGCCAGTATGAATCCGATACAGTGTGTTGTTGATTGTGGAGAGTATGGACGATTAATGGTAATAGGTCAGCATTCGCAAGCATCTGGTGGTAATGGTTGCTGGATGGTTGGAGTGAGTAAAGTAGAAGAATATGACGATTTCCCAAATTGGGATATGAGACTAAGAGAAGGAGTAGAAACGAAGTATTCAACTGCATTAGAAATAGTTCTTCCTCCAGGTGATTTTAATTTGACTTGGTATAGAAATGGAAATAAAGTGGAGGTTTAGAAGTTGAAAGTATCAAAAGAGATCGCAAAAAAAGTAGAGCGATACCAGAATCTTCAAAGTGAAGCGGATAAGTTGTATGAAGAAATAGTGGGATATTTCGAGAAAGAATGTGATGCCGAAGGCTTTGGGACGCCTTTTATTGCAGATGTTCCAGCGGGAGAAGAACAGTGCGATGGTGAATATTGTGATCAAGAAACCTTGGGGGAAGATTGGTATTGCGGTACTTACTATCACGCAATAGAGGGTTCTGATAAGTATGTTGGGTATAGTTACGAGATTTATTAATGGGCGCTAAATGGAGGTAACGAATGGGAAGGGAAATATTATTTAGGGCAAAGCATATCCACGCTTTGTCTAAAAATAAACATCTTGACGGCAGATGGATTGAGGGATACTTATCAGACAAATATTATATAAATTCACCGGAATTGGAAGGTGAATTTCTGATTGACGAAAATACTATCTGCCAGTACACAGGATCGAATGATAAGAATGGAAGAAAGATTTTTGAGGGGGATATCGTAAAAACAAGCCAGTATGGAGTGGATGACGGAAACGGTCATAATTATGCGGGATTTGATAAATTTTTCGTAGGATTTTCCGATTGTTGTTTCTACTTGGAAAATAACAGAAGAAGGTTTGTTTTGAGGCCGTTGGAAGGATTTGAGGTTATCGGAAATATTTTTGATAATCCCGAATTAATGGACTAAATGGAGGGTTAGTAAGAATGGCTGTAAGTAATGGTAGTATCTATAAACCAGATGAGGCGTTACATGAATTATATACACAAGAAACAATCATGCAGATTGCGGTGGATGCGCAGACGATATTGCAGATACTGGTGGACAAAGAAATCGTTGACAGAGAAGAAGTGAATATGTACCGGTATAGGGTAAGAAATAGTCCGAAATATAAGCCTGCTTTAGAAGACATTGAGCGGCAGAAAATTGCTTTTCAAAAAGCAAAAGATAATCCAGAAGCTTATTTAAGAGAATTACTCAAGGCAAAATTAGACGGAAGAATTCTCTAGAACGGAGGTTGATATGAATGTCATAATAGCAATATTTGCATTATGTATAGCATTGCTGTATCTGTTTGAAGGAATAGAAGTTGCGATTCGTAAGAAATCGAATAGCGTATATAAGCTAACACATATTATATATCCGCTGTATCTAGTATGTGCAATTTTTTATTTCCTTATGGCAGGCGTGATTAGGTAGAATTTTTAGTAAGGAGTGGAATGGAAAGTGATCTGTAGGGGTAAGGGAGAGAATAAGGAATATAGCGACAGGGTGATTGGGGAAGTCCTGGAGCACTGGGATGAGATCATGTATGGCAAAACGACGATTCAGAAGGGAGAAGAGGAACATGAGATTGATTGACGCAGAGAAACTGAAGGAGCAGTTCAGGCAGATGAAAGGGGAAGAGTCCCTGGCAAGTATGTTTGCAGAGGATATGATGAAAGCTGTTGAGGCACAGCCAACGGCCTATGACCTGGAAAAGGTCATCGAGGATCTGGAAGAACTGAGGGACGGGAACTATGACTTTGACTGCTGTCCGTATAAGGAGACAAATATTTCCTGTGACAAGTGCCATATGATCCGTGCGATCGACGTGGTAAAGCGTGGAGGGTATCATGTCTAAAGAGGAGTTTGTGGAAAATTTGGAAAGGGTTCTCAGGGGTGTAGGCCCGAGGGAGCTGGGACGGATGTATGACTTCATTTCCGGCTGGGCAATGGCGGTTACATACCGGAAAAGTAAACGAGGGAGGAAACATAATGAGTGGGAATGATTTTAGAGAACGTATAGATCGGATACTGGATGGTGCCAACGTTGAGGATCTGAAAGCAATTTACTATTTTCTTCTTTGCAGAATTGGTATAGTCCTGGATTCAGATTGCAGGCAGAAGGAGTGATATATTGGACAAGAAACGGCAGGAAGACATGGCCGGGGCGAAACCGGTGGCCGCTGCGGCAAAGGCCCTTATCCGTAGCATGTACGTGCATGGCGACGTGGCGGAGTACGTGGCCGGGAAGTATGACATAAAAGGGGAGAACGGGATTGGACAAAAGGATTCTGAAAAGGCATAAGAGGAATAAAGCGGAACTGGCGGTGATCGACAGAACGCTGGACAGGTTGTATGATCAGCTGGAGGATGTCGAGGAAGTGTCCGGAAAGGTTACGAAGTCCGGTAAAGATTTTCCATATATCGAAGAGCACATGACCGTCCGTATGGCGGATCCCAGGAAGGCCGACCCGATCAAGAAGCGTATCAAGGTGAGGGAGGACAGGAGGAAAGCGATTCAGGCGGAAATACAGGATGTTGAGGAGTTTATAGACGGTCTGCCCGAAGGAATCGATAAACGGATCTTTGAGATGGTCTATCTGGATGGGGTGTCTCAGCAGAAAGTTGGTGAGGTAACGGGATACACCCAGTCGATGATATCAAAAATTATAAACAAATACCTGAAAGATTCATAACATTCATATTTTAGATATGCTATAATTATTCTAGAACGATTAGGTCAAATGCTAAATCGTTTCCTCCAAAACACTCGGAAAAGGGCGCTTTGCTTTGGCGGAGTGCTCTTTTTCATGCAATAATATAGGTCAGATCGAAGGTGGTGAAGGTTGAACAATGAAAACTTAGTACCGTTTACAAGTAATCAAAGCCGTGAGGAAGCCGTGAGAAATGGGAGAAAAGGTGGTCAGAAATCGGGAGAAGTAAGACGGAGAAAGGCCAACTTCCGCAAGACTCTGAACATGCTACTTACGGCAGAAGTAAACACGGACATGGCGCCAGTGCTTGAAGCGTTAGGGGTGGACAGTACCCTGGAATCCGCCATGTTAATGTCTATGATTAAAGCAGCACTTGAGGGAGACGTCAAGGCTGCTTATTTTGTTGCCCGGTATGCCGGCCAGTCTGATAAACCCGAAGAGGACATCCGGAACCGTGAAGCGGATACAGATCTCAAGCAGGCAAGAAAGCAGGCCGTTACAGGTGAGAATGAGACAGAGGAGGCTCTTGAGAAGCTGGATGAAATCTTAAAAGGGGTATACGAAAATGCAGTTAAGCAGAAAGCAGAATGAATATATCGTAAACGCAACCCATAGGTGGAATATTAAATCTGGTGCGGTACGTTCTGGAAAGTCCTATGTGGATACAGCTTTTATAATCCCTTTCCGGATCCGGGAGAGGGCTGGTGAGCCCGGCCTGAATGCCATCCTTGGAGTATCGAAAGAATCCATTGAGCGGAACGTCCTGCAGCCAATGCGGGAGATCTATACAGACACGCTGATCGGGACAATCAACAACCGCAACGTGGCAAGAATCTGCGGAGAGGATGTCTATTGCCTGGGGGCGGAGAAGATCAGCCAGGTTGCAAAGATCCAGGGATCATCCATTAAATACTGCTATGGGGATGAGATTGCGAAGTGGAACAAAGAAGTATTCCAGATGTTAAAATCCCGTCTGGATAAGCCGTACAGCTGCTTTGACGGATCCTGCAACCCGGAGCACCCGACACATTGGCTGAAGGAGTTCCTGGATAATCCGGAACTGGATATTTATCTGCAGAAGTATACGATATTTGATAACCCATACCTTCCCAGGGATTTTGTGGAACAATTGTGCAAGGAGTATGAGGGAACGATTTATTATGACCGTTTGATACTCGGACTTTGGAAAAGGGCGGCGGGGGCGATATATAAAAAGTTTGCGGATAATCCAGAGGCGTTCCGGTGTATGGTGGTAGATGATCTTGTCCCGGGAATGAAGCGCAAGCAGTTCCGTAAAGACGATATCACTTCGATTGAGCTTGCGATTGACTTCGGGGGAAATCAGTCCGGCCACGCCTTTGTGGCAAGAGGGTATACGGACGATTTTAAGGATGTGGTTGCACTGAAATCCAGGCGGATCATGGCGAAGGATGAGAACGAAGAGATTGACAGCAACCGGCTGGACGAACTCTTTTGTGACTTCATCCAGGATGTGATTGACAAGTATTCAGTATGTGAGAAGGATGGCAGCTATGTGGAATACTGCAATGTAGAGTCAGTGTTCTGGGACAATGCGGAAACGGTCCTGGGGAATTCCATAAGGAATGCAGTGGAGAAACGTTTCCCGTGGATAGCTGTCCGTCCGGCAAAGAAGAAACCGATCAATGACCGGATCCGCTGCACCGTCCGGCTGATGGGTGCAGGACGGTTCTTTATGACGGATGACTGTGAATCATTACAGATTGCGTTTTCGGACGCCGTCTGGGATCAGGAGATAAAAGATAAGGACGAACGCCTGGATGACGGCAGTACGGATATCGACAGCCTGGATGCATTCGAGTATACGATAGAACGGGACATGAAGGATCTGATACAAGAGGTGGAGGATGTTTAATTGGGCGAAAAGATTGTGGAGGGGACTGAGGTACGTGTTTGATTATACAACATTAAAAACGGTGGTCGGGCAGAATGTAACACTATCCCAGGACATGATTGAGGCGATAGACGGCTGGAACAATATGCTGAATGGCAGGGCGCCATGGATTACGGACCCCGTGATATCGCTTCGTATTGAACAGGGAATCTGCAGGGAATTTGCAGACGCCGTAACGGTGGAAATGGAGACGGGGATATCCAATGATAAGCTGGATAAGATTTACCAAAAGTGCCTGGTTGATTTGAACGAGAACCTGCAGGATGGTCTTGGCCTCGGTTCCCTGGTTATCCGTCCCCTGGGTGCGGACAAGGCGGAGTTTGTAACTGCAGACAAATTTATACCAGTTACATTCGATGATGAAGGGAATCCGATAGATATCGTATTCATTACGGTAAAGCGGATCGGGGAGTATGAGCATTACACGAAATTTGAACGGCATTATTTTGTGAATGGTAATCTGACCATTGAAAATAAGTGTTATCGTTCACTCGACAGGAATTATGTCGGGACTGAATGTGAACTTTCCAGTGTGGCAGAATGGGCAGGGCTGAATCCCGGGCCGGTGACATTCCCGGGAATGGATAAGATGGATTTCGGGTATTACAGGAACCCGGTCAAGAACAGGGTGGACGGGTCAAAGTGTGGCGTGTCTGTCTTTGATTCGGCTGTGGATGAGATTGAAAGGGCAGATGTCCAGGCGGCCAGGCTTGACTGGGAATATGAGTCCGGGGAGCGTGCGATTCACGTGGATGAGCGTGCCTTGAAGAAGAAAAACAGGAAAGTTGTTGGAATGGCCAGGCTGAACGACAGGCTTTACAGAGGGCTGAACCTGGAAGATGGGAAGGACAAAGAACTTTTGAAGGAATATTCCCCGGAAATGCGTGATGGATCGTATATAAGCGGGCTGGAGCGGTATTACCGCAGTATTGAGTTTGCCGTTGGGCTTGCTTATGGCGATCTGTCAGACGTGCAGCAGGTGGATAAGACGGCAACGGAAATAAAGGCCTCAAAACTCAGAAAGTACAACCGTGTGACTGCGATACAGAATAAGCTGAGGGACTGCCTGGAGGATTTTGCGGGCGGCCTGGCTTTCTATAACGGCATGTACAGATCGAACTATGAATTCACCTGCAATTTCAATGATTCCATTCTTACCGATGAAGAGACGGAACGCAACCAGGACCGCCAGGATGTGTCCATGGGAGTTATGAGCCATGCAGAATACCGGGCGAAATGGTATGGAGAAACGTTAGAGCAGGCACAGAAGAATCTTCCGGAGCAGGCAAATGTGATGACGGAGTAGGTGATTGATTGAACCGTGAGTATAAAGAAAAGCTGTCCAGGCAGATTGAAAAGAATTACCTGGAACTGGAAGAACGGATTATGCAGGACATCATCCGAAGGATACAAAAGACGGGGAAGATCACCAGCACTGCGGATTATCAGATTAACCGTCTGATAATCCTTGGCAATTCATCGGAAGACATTGAACGGATGATTAAGGAAGCCCTTGGGGCAACTTACCCGGAAATGTTTGAACTGTATGACAAGGTGATTAACTGGGAATATGTCAGAAATAAAGATATTTATGAGCAGGTCAACCAGAAGTTCATACCATATGAAGAGAATGACCAGCTTCAGCAACTTACGGAAGGGTACATCCGCCAGACACAGGGGGAACTTGAGAACATCACGCAGTCGCTTGGATTCTGTCTGGATTATGGGAATGGCAGACGGGTACTGACGCCGCTATCTCAAGTTTACCAGGGATATCTGGACGCCGCCATGATGGACATTGTAAGCGGGGCGTTTGATTATAACAGCGTTCTGCGGAAGGTTGTCACCCAGCTGACGAATAGCGGGTTGCGGACGATAGATTACGCTTCTGGCCGCAGCAACCGGGTGGAGGTGGCGGCAAGACGGGCGGTGATGACGGGGATCTCCCAGCTGACGGGACGTATCTCCGAAATGAATGCCGAGAAGCTGGGTACCGAGTATTTTGAAGTTGCCTGGCATGAAGGTGCAAGGCCTACACACGCAGTATGGCAGGGCAGGGGGTACTCAAAGGATGACCTGTATCGTGTCTGCGGCCTTGGCACTGTAACAGGGCTTCTGGGAGCCAACTGCTATCATGAGTATTACCCGTTTTTTCCAGGCCTGTCTGAACGTAACTGGTCAGATCAGTGGCTGGAAGAGATGGATTGGGAAGAGAATACACCGAAGAAGTTCAACGGCAAAGAGTATACCCTGTATGAAGCAAAACAGCAGCAGCGCCGGATGGAGACCGCTATGCGTGCCCAGCGTGAGAAGGTGGATTTATTGAAGAAGGGCGGTGCTGACCCAGATGAGGTCATGCTTGCAAAGTGCAAATACCAGGCCCAGTTGGATGAATATACAAGATTTTCCCAAAAGATGGGGCTTAAGCAGGAACGTGAGCGAATCTACATGGATATGCGTGGAAGGATTGCGCCAACGGATAAGTCCGTAATGAGCCGTTTCACAAAGGAAATGATCCAAAATGCCGGGAAAGATATCAAGCAGTATGAAAGGTATAAAAAAATTCTTGGAGATGAAGCCGGATCCCTTGCCGATTTCGGACAGATAAAATATAATAATGCTAAGCAGTGGGAGTTCATGCAGTTAGATTACCAAAGACGCAGAGAGTTGCAAGAGTGTCCAAGGTTAAAGCTTCCTAATGCTGAAAACGCAATACTCCCAGATGGGAAATTTACGCAATATCTTTTTGCGGGGAGCAACGAGAAAGGGCTTGCTAAGGGCAGGGCTTTTACTTCGAGATTGGGTTATTCAATTGATAACTGGAAAGAACTTCAAGATGAAATTAGGAAGAAAGCGTCACAGTACCCTTCAATGTACAAGGACAACAATGGTTATGGTAATCGGTATGAACAAAAAATTATTCTTTACGGAAAAAATGGGACACCGGCCAATGTGATTGTTGGATGGTTGAATAAGATTGATGGATCCACGGTGATGACGAGTGCATATATTAAAGAGGTGAAGTAAGTGATTATAAAACAATATGATACTGTTTTGTTGAAAGACGGAAGAGAAGCGTCCATTGTTGAGGCATTTGATAATAAAGTGTTTATCGCAGATGTCGGGAGTTCACCAAAAGACTGGGATACAATTGATATTACTATAGATGATATAGAAAAGGTGATTCATACAACGAAAAATTAAGTACCGCACGTTCTACGAAGTGTGTGGTATTTTTATACCCATTTTTAGGAGGTGGTCACGATATCTCACTTTGCGGCGCTGGTATGCGCCTGTTTTTTTGTGTGTCAGCAGATAGACGTAAAATAGTCTGGACTTACTTGAAATCAGAGGTGCGACCTCGTAAAAAGCGTAGACGAAAGGAAGGTATGTAACTATGAAAAGAGAAGATCTTGAAGGTCTGGGGATTGAGAAGGAATCCATCGACAAGATCATGGACTGGAACGGACAGGACATTGAAGCGGAGAAGTCAAAGACAAAGACGGCAGAGGGTGAGCGTGACAATTATAAGTCCCAGCTCGACACTGCCACGGCTGAACTGGATAAGTTCAAGGATGTGAAGCCGGAAGAGCTGCAGGCAACGATCCAGAAACTGCAGGGCGACCTGAAAGCGAAGGACGAAGAGTATGCGGCAAAAGAAGCAGACCGGATTTTTACGGATACCTTGAAAGAGGCGATCAAGACAGCAGGCGGCCGCAATGAAAAGGCAGTTATGGCGCTGCTGGATGTGGAAACCTTGAAGGCGTCGAAAAATCAGACAGAGGATATTAAGAAGGCATTGGAAACCGCAAAGGAGTCCGATGCTTATTTATTTGGCGCAGATGAACCAATCAACAACCCCGTAGGGCCGACAGGCGGTGCGGGAGGATCTGATTCCATGTTGGCGGCTATGAGGGCAGCGGCCGGGTTACCACCGGAAGGGAAATAAAGAAAGGAGAGATAAGACATGCCAGGCAATAACTCAATCGCATTAGCAAAAAATTATATCAGTATTTTAGACGAGGTTTACAAAAATGCCTCTGTGACTGCGGATCTGACAAGCAATCCGACAATGATGAGGGCTGGGGCGAATGCCAACGAGATTATTTACCCTCAGATTGAAGTGGGAGGATTAGGCGATTATGACCGGAATTCGGGGTATACGTCCGCAGCAGTGAAACTGCAGTGGATGACGGCAAAGTTTAATTATGACAGAGGCGCAAGGCTGGAAGTGGATGCTATGGATAATAATGAATCCATGAACCTTGCATTTACCCAGGCGGGAGCAGAACTGCAGAGAACCAGGGTGGCCCCGGAAGCGGATGCCTTCACGTTTGCAACGGTTTGTGGATTTAAAGGGATCACGCTCAAGGAAGAGACGCTTGAAGACGCCGCTGCTTTCCTGAAAGCACTGATTGAAGCAAAGAATAAGATGGACGAAGATGAAGTCCCGGAAGAGGGCAGGATCCTTTATGCTACGCCCACTCTTATGAATGGTGTAATGGCACTGGATACTACGAAATCAAGGGAAATTCTGAATGCGTTCACTGTAAAGAAGAAGGTTCCGCAGTCCCGGTTTTACACTGCGATCCATCTGCTGAAAGGAAAAGACGATGAAGCGGCAGGGCATTATGAGAGGGCGAAAGCTGACTATGTGCAGACAGAGGACACTGCAGTTGATTCCTCCAAAACGTATTACACAAAGTCCGGGAATGCGTATACTGTGGTCACTTCACCTCAGACGGCTGATCTATCGGGATATTATGAGCAGGTAAGTGCTGCCGGCAAGGATATTAACTTTATGATCATCCATAAGCCTGCCATTATCAAATTTGACAAGCATATCGCAAGCGATGTGATCCCGGCAAGACTGAACGCCCAGGCGGATGGAGATATCCTGAAGTATAGGAAATACGGCCTGGTTGACCATTACCAGAATAAGGCCGCTGGGTTCTATGTATCCCATAAGGAGTAGATATGAATAAATATGTAACTTATTCCTATTATGTGGAAAAATATGGCGGAACCTTAACGAAAAAGGAATTTTGCAGCCAGATCGTGAAGGCCTGTGCACACGTCCGTAGGATTACCTTCGGGCGTGCAGATTCTAATTGCGATATGGATGAAGTCAAGCTGGCAGCTTGTGCGGTGTGCGATCTGCTTTGTGAAGATGATAACCGAAGGAAGCAGCATGGAGGGAGAAATGTAGCTTCTGAAAATAATGACGGGTATTCGGTATCGTATGCGCAGGAGCAGACGGCTGGAGATACAGCAGAGGGGGTTATCCATAAAAAAGTGTATCAAGCGGCGGAAGTATTCTTAGAGCCAACAGGGCTGTTGGATATGGGGGTGTATGAATCATGATCACCAATGCGGATATCACCCTTTATAACCACAGGACAAACAAGGATACCCGGCTGGACGAATGGTACAGGACTGTTCTGGAAGGAGTGCATTTTTATGTGGACCATAAGGTGGAGGTCGGCGACAAGGGACTGAATGGCGCCGATGTCTTTAAGATCCGGATCCCGGAAACGGCGGGCTGCCAGAAAAGTTACGTCCCGGAAAGTGAATTCCTCTCCCTGGAAGGGGAACCGGAAAGCTGGACGCTGCGGAAGGGTGACGTGATCGTCCGGGGAATCTGTGAATTTGAAATCGAAAAGCCCGCTGACCTGGCAGGCCAAGGCGTGCAGTATTGTACCGTTACGTCCTGGTCAGACAACCGTTTTGGCGGACTCCCGCACTGGAGGGTAGGAGGCGTGTAAATGGCGCAGAAAAGGAATATCGTTGTGGCGACTCCCAGGGGATATGTTTACACGGTCGCAACCCCGAACGGCAGTGTTACTGCACGGCTTCGGTGGGCACCGGATTTTGCGCCCAAGAAAAAGGCGGCATTCACCCGGGCACAGGAATTCGTTGACTCGGAGTGCCTGCGGTACATGAATCCGATGACGCCACGTCTAACTGGCGCAATGGTAAAGTCGGCCACGCTTGGAACCGTCATCGGAAGCGGGGAGATCCAGTACCTGGTGCCATATGCAAGGAGACAGTATTACGAACACAAAGAAAAAGCAAGGTGGTTCGAGCGGATGAAGGCCACCAGGAAAGAGCCGATCTTGAAGGGGGCGATGCGGATTGCGGGCGGTTAAGCCGATTATAGAAAGTATCCGGGACTATATTCTGACCTGTGATTTTCTGGGGGACGGGAAGGTGAACATTGATTACCTTCCCGATGAAATGGCCTATTCCATAGACCCGATCGGAGGGGATCCGGTCTATAAGAAATATGCGGATGGGGGATGTCTGAAGCAGTTCCAGTTCGCCTTGACATCCAAAGAGGCGTATGACGGGGACGCAAGGACGGGGATTGCGAACAGTGGATTCTATCAGTTTTTTGAAGAATGGATAGAGGAGAACAACATGCTGGACATTTACCCGGAACTGGAAGGGCATACGCCGGTCCGGGTAGAGGTCATGCAGAGCGGGTACCTATTCTCCACGGAGGATGACAAGGGAAGGTATCAGATTATCTGCAGGCTGATTTATGAATAACAGAAAGGAAGATGAATGATGGCGAATGAAACGGCAAGGAAACTGGTTGGACGGCACAAGCGGCTGTCCTTTATGAAGACAGACGGCAATACTTATACCCGGATGTCGGAATTTACATCCCTGTCCGAGGCTAAAGAGTCAAAGGAATACTCCAGGCAGTATGTGGATGAGCCTACGGAGAGGTCGGATGTGGTTGGGTATGCTACCGGCGTTAGTTATGAGTTTGACCGGCACACGGACACCCCGGTGCACGCAAGGCTGGCCGAGATCTCGGACGATGAGATCGTGGGGACTGAGGCACAGGTGGAAATCGTTACGGTGGATCTGTTTGAAACAAACCAGGACGGATCCTGCAAGGCACGGAAGCGGGTCTACAGCGTGATCCCGGATTCCTCAGGTGACGGAACGGACGCCCTAATCTATTCCGGTACCCTGAAAGCGGCAGGGGAGATCATCAAAGGATCTGCGACCAGTGCGGACAAGTGGAAAACCTGTGAATTCACGGAAGAGAGTAATGGGTTGACGGAATAGGGAGTGCGGGGACTGCCTGGAAAATGGGCAGTCCCTTTTCAGATTGGAGGATAAGAGCCTATGAGCCTTTTTAGATATGGGGAATTTGAAACAGAACTGGATTTTACGGACGTGGATACGCTGGAATCCATTGAGGACGCATATGAAAAATTGCAGGAGGATGTGAAGAACCTGCCGAAAACTGGGCGTACATCAGAGATCATTAAGGCGCAGATTGCGGTTTATGATGAGTTCTTCGATTCATTCATGGGGATGGGGCCAGCAGCAGGATGTTCCCGTCAAACAGCCTGGAGCTTAGGATTGACGCTTCAGAGAAACTGGCGGATTTCCGGTTTAAGGAAGATGAACGGTTTTATGGACGGATCGAGAAATACCAGGTGAATAAGCCGGGAAACCGGGAGCAGAGAAGGAACGTCCAGAAAAAGAACCGCAGAAACAGGGGATGATGGGATGAATGTACTGTTCGACCCGTTTCCTGAAACGGTGGAAGTGGGCGGGAAGGAGTATGGGATCGTGACGGATTTCCGGGAATGGATCAAATTCACAGAACTGCTGAGGAATGCAGAGCAGCTTGACGCAAGGATCCTACAAATGATCCTGGAATGGTATGTGGATGACCGGCCGGAGGATGTTGTAGCGTCCATTACCGCTCTGCAGGGGTTCCTTTGTGCGGAAGAGATTTATCAAGAGGGAGAAAGACCTACGGGGGAAGAATGGGAGGATGACACGGAGGTTGAGGCCGGATCACCGGCGGAGGCGTTCTCCTTCAGACAGGACGCCATTTGCATTTACAGTGCGTTTATGGAGGTATATGGGATCGACATTGAGACCATCCCCTATATGCACTGGTGGAAATTCCTTGTGTTGCTCTGGGGGCTTCCGGCTGATACGGAGATCAAGGAGCGTATCCACTACAGGACGGTCGACCTGGCAACGATTAAAAATAAGGAAGAACGTGAAAGGATCAAAAAGATCCGGAAAAAGATTGCGATCCGGAATCCCCGGCGGAAACTGAATGATTATCAGATAGGGGATGTGTTTGGATGATGATGGAATTTCAGCTGCCACGGATCCCAACGGAAAAAAAGTGGTATGTCTGTCCGCATTGCGGTAAAAATCTGCTGATTTATAACAATACGGCAAAATGTCAGGGGATTTATGTCTGGTGCAGACAGTGTAAGAAGACAATAGAAGTGAAGATCTGAGCATTTGTGAGCCTGTGAGCCGTGCGGTCTGATGAAAGGAAGGATTGTATGGCTGACGGGTATCTGAATTTTGACACGAAGATCAATACAGACGGTTTTAGCAGAGGGCTTTCTGCCATCGGGAACCTGGTCAAGGGAGCCGGGAGCCAGGTGTCCGCCCTTGGAAAGTCGTTTCTGCCGGTGACGGCTGCGGTAACCGGAGTGGGGGCCGCTGCGGCCAAGACTACCATAGATTTTACGAAGCTTTATGAGAGTACGATGGTCGTATTTGAAAAAATGCTGGGTGGGAAGTCGGCGGCCAATGAGCTGTATGACAGCCTGCTTTCCATTGCGAAGGCCTCGACATTTTCGCAGGAAGCGTTTCTGACAGCGGGCAAGAAGCTGGTCGGCATGGGGGTGAATGCCCAGGATACGACAAAATACATGCAGGCCATTACGGACGCCGTAGCCGGTTTTGGAGGTACGTCAGAGAATCTTACCAATGTAGCGGAGAATTTTGCCA